GGCTATAATCTGGTTCCTCCACCAGCGTTTAAAGCCTGATGCTCAGTACGAGATCAGACAACTGGCGGAAGGAATTTACCAACTACTTAAAGACGATCTAGCCAAACTAGGTTTGAACAAAGAAGATCTATGACCGATTACACTGTTAATGTTTTCGAGGATGGTGCTGTTTTTGGTGATGGTGGCAGAAGAACAGGACCGGCCCTAATCACCAAGTATAAGTTTAAGGTGAAGCACTTCCGTCAATGGAAAGGCCGACAGGTTGATACTTATGGTGGATACACTGCTATCTTCCATCAGGATACTGGAATGGTATTCTCGTCCAAGTGCCGTGATGATGAGCAGTTTAGCCGTAGGAAGGGATTGCTAACCTGTATTCAGAAGGCTATATCCTGCCCACCATTCTTTGGAACTAACACTCTTATGGATCATAACTGGATCTCTGGTTGGAAGTTCAGTGAGAATCATGTAGATGTTTATGTCTGTAAGTTGGATAAAAATTACAGATGGTCTTGGTTAACTAAGAGACTATGAAAGTCCTAGTTATAGGCGACACACACTTCGATAACCAGTTCCCTGGTTACCTCGACGCACAGCATCAGACGCTTGAGAAGATCGTAAAGACTTCTCAGCCTGATGCTGTGATTTTTTTAGGTGATATCTTCCACCACAGAAACCCTGATCCAGAGGTGCTAGTAAAGACTTGGCACATGGTTAAGCGGTTGGAGGATCAGGATATCGAGATGGTTATCTTGAGAGGCAATCATGATTCTGCTAACAAGGCAGATGATGGTCTCACGGTGCTATCTTGCTTTCAATCCAATATGACCCGTGTAATCAAATACGGGGAACAATACGCTGACGGACTACACTTCCTTCCACACTACGAGGATGAGCGTAAGATTGAAGTTGCATTAGATAACATCACCAGCGGTATTGTATTTGGTCACTTCGGGTATGAAGGCTGTATTAATGCTGGTGGATACTTTGATTTCCATATCAAGAAGGAAAACTTCAAGACCACTACAATCCTAGGCCACATTCACCAGTACAAGCAGGAAGGTAAGATAACCATCCTAGGTACTCCATGGTCTACCAACTTCGGAGAGTGCGATTACCCTCACTATGTAGGGGAGTTAGAGCTTAACGAAGAGACGATGGTGTGGTCAGATCTGAAGAGAGTGGAAGTGAATTATGGTGTAAGGCACTATGTTTGCCCCTATCATTCACTAGAAACGATGAAAGAAGAGGTCATGAACTCTAATTACTTCACGGTGCTTAGAGTTCTGATAGATAAGTTCTCCGACGATACGACGAACGACTTGCGAACTAAGATCAAGGAAGATTACAAGGTCGGATATGTTGATCTCAAGTTCCAGCCAATCCTGAACAAGAAGCTAGATAACAGACTATCTGATTATGCACCCACAGAAATCATTGATTCATTGAGTGACGATATCATTAATAAGTATCTAGACGAACAGACCTCCACGATACCTAAGGAGGTTTTGAAGAAGGGATTGGATGAGATCAAGCAGCATGAAGATCAAGAAAATAACGGCTAAGAACTTCTATTCTTTCAAGAGTCTAGAGCTAGACCTTGAAGACTACAATGGTATCGTAAGAATCACCGGAAAGAACAAGGATTCTGGTGGTTCCAATGGTAGTGGAAAGAGTAGTATCTTTGAAGCAATAGTTTGGGGCCTATTCAACAAGAGCATTCGTAAGAGCACTGAAGAGTCTCTTGTAAATGCAAAGGTTGGAAGGGACTGTGAGGTTACCGTCCTGCTAGAAAAGGAGGGTATTGGTGAGATGGAGATCCGACGTTGCAAGCGTCCAACCAGTCTCACCTTTACCATCAACGGCCAGAATAGGAATAAGGAATCTGCTGCTGAAACCCAGAAGCAGATAGAGGAGCTATTGGATACTGACTACAAGTCTTTTATGGCTTCGGTCGTATTTGGTCAGCATTCTGAGATTAGCTTCCTTGATTCTAGCCCTGAGGACAAGAGAAACATAATTAAGAGTTGCTTTAACCTGGAGGAGTTCTTCTCCAAGCGCAACGCTGTAAAGGAATTAAAATCGCAGTACGCATCTCAGCTAAAGGTTTGGAATACTCTATTGGACTCGCTAAAGAAAGAGCGTGCAGCCCTAGAGAAGAACATTCCAGACAAGAAATATAAGGTGGTGGAGCTTCCTAGACTAACTGATATCTTGCAGGCCGAGAGAGCGATTGAAGCTCACCAGAAGACTATCAAGACTTTAAATGATGCAATAAGCGCAGATAAGGCATCCATTAAGAAGTTAGATCTAGCCATATCCAAAGGGGTATACTCAGAGGATAAAGAATGCCCTGTCTGTAAGAATTCCTATTTAAAGTGCCAGACCCATGATGAAGTGGTTAAACTGGAGTTTGAAAAGAAAAGTTTTGAGTCTACCATTAAATTTAATGAAGATTCCATCCGCGAGCTAGAGACTAAGATTTCAGTCTTGAAGCCCCCTTATAGCTCCTACGAATGGGATAGATGGAACGAAAAGAACAAGCAAGTCCTGGAAGCCCAGAAGCATTTGGATAAGCTGGAGGGGCTTATAGAGCAGATAAAGGCCAATGAGACGGCATCCTATGATCTTACCCAGCGTCTAGAGGTAATGAAGTTCTGGGAGATGGCTTTCTCGGAGAAGGGGATCGTTAAGTATATTGTCAGAAACATACTTGATTACTTTAATTTAAAGTCTAATGAGTACGCTTCCATCTTAACTAATAACCAGTTCACCATAGAATTTAATGATGAGCTTTCTGAGGTCATTAGAAACAACGGGATGGAGACCAAGTATATTTCTTTATCTGGAGGCGAGAAAAGGAAGATCAACTTGGCTATAATGCTTGCCCTTCAAGACTTAAGCTCGAAAATATCCAAAACTAATTGCAACTTAATCTTTTTTGACGAAGTTTGTGATAATATTGATGATTTAGGGATTGGAGCTATAAATAATTTGCTGAATACATTGAAAAATCAGTATTCAGATAAGGTTATATTCTTAATAACTCACAACAATTTATTAAATTCGTTGCTGAGTGAGTCGCAAGAGGTCTTAGTAATTAAACACAAAGGTACAAGTAAAATTAGCCATGCAAAAGAAGTTAAATGATCTGGGTCAGAAGATTTTCGAGCAGAGATATTCATATCCTGGCGAAAAGGACTATGCCGATAGATGTCATGCTATAGCCAAGCACGTTGCTTCGGCTGAAAGAGAGGATGAACGTCAGCGTTGGTTTGAGAGATTCTATGAAGTCCTCAATACTGGCGATTTCGTCCCAGGTGGCAGAATCATCTACGGCTCAGGACGTAATAAGCAGAACCTACTTAACTGCTATGCCATTGAGCCAGAGGATTCAGTAGAATCCATTGGTAAAGTCCTACAGGATATGTATCGCATTTCCTGTGGTGGAGGAGGCATTGGATTTAACTTCTCCAAGATCCGTCCAAAGGGTGACGATATCGGTAACGTCCGTAATTCAGCCCCAGGATCAGTTTCAGTAATGAAGATGATCAATGAGGTTGGCAATCACGTTAAGGCCGGAAAGAACCGTAGAACGGCTCTAATGGCTGAACTAAACGTAGATCATCCAGACCTCCTAGAGTTCCTGCACGTTAAGCTAGATCTTCAGGCTCTCACCAACTTTAACATTTCAGTAGCTATCACCGACGAGTTCATCAAGGCTTGTGAGGAGAATGCTGACTGGACATTTAAGTTCGGCAACAAGGAGTACAAGATCTACTCAACTGATAGAGTCTCACCAGGGGGCAAGACCGAGCTAATCAACATTGTAGCTCTATCGGAAGAGGATGCTATCAGCAGAGGAAAGAATCATCACCTCTGGCATCCAGACGATGAGTTTACCAACGTACAGGTCGTTCCTCTCAAGGCTATGGATCTGTGGAATCGTCTATGGCAGAACGCTGTTGAATCAGGTGATCCAGGTATTTTTAACCTGTCTCTGACCAACAGACACACTAACATGAGTTACTTCCTCAAGATGAATCAAACCAATCCATGCGGTGAGATTCCACTTGAGAGCTATGCTAACTGCTGCCTAGGTCATATCAACCTAGCCAATATGTTAACGCCAGATCTCAAGGATGTAGACTGGAAGAGACTTGCTAAGACGGTCAGAGCGGGAATCAGATTCCTTGATGACGTTCTAACGGTCAACCACTATCCAATTCCTGAGTGCAAGACTGCTGGTGAGAGATCAAGAAGAATTGGTCTCGGCACCCTAGGTCTCCACCATATGCTAATCAAGCTAGGAATCAAGTATGGATCAGACAAGTGCCTAGAGTTCCTAGAAAGACTTTACGCTACTATGAGAGACGAGGCTTACCTAACCTCAATGTATACTGCCAAGGAGAAGGGCTCATTCCCAGAGTTCGATTCCAAGAAGTATCTATCAGAGGAGTTTGCCAGAACTCTACCAGCTAGAATCCGAATGCTTATCAAGCAGAACGGAGTTAGAAATGCTGTAATGTTGACCGCTGCTCCAACGGGCACGATCTCCATGGTACACGGCACTTCAACTGGTATCGAGCCTATCTTCGCTCCAATGTACAAGCGTCGTTATCGTGAGGGTAACACCTGGAGAGAGACGATTGTTCTAGATCCACTATTCAAGGAAGCTCTAGAGCAGGGTAGCGATGCCTCACATATCGTAGGATCATACGATATTACCCCTGAGCAACACATGGCTGTTCAGGCTGTATGTCAGAGATACATCGACAATGCTGTTTCCAAGACAATCAATCTTCCAAACAAGAGTGATTACAAGGAAGTAGCTAAGATGGCTCTCAACTACGCTCCATACCTAAAGGGTCTCACGGTCTATCGTGCTGGATCTAAGGGAATGGAACCACTAGAGGCTATCCCACTAACTCCTGAGAACATTCAGATGGCTAAGGATCTGATTGCCAAGGAAGCCGCTGAGTCAGAGATGGCTGTAGAAGCCTGCAAGATCGGCGGGGAGTGCGGATCCTGATATGTCCTACCACCAATACTATTGCGATAAGTGCGAAAAGCAGTTTGAGCTAAATATAGGATTGGTGGAGGGCAAGTATATCCTCTTCCTCCCTTTCACCAAGGAGGAAGAGGAGAAACTATGGGCAGAGGGTAAAGACCCTAGATTCCTTGAGAAAGAAATAAAGCTCAAGGATCTGCCCATGTCTCCACCATGCTCTTTCTGCGGCTCAGATGAAACCTCTAAACTCATTCCAGAATTTGATGGCTGGATGAAAGGTAACTGCTTCACCAATAGGCAGAGAGAAAGAAAGTTCCATGAGTATGGACTAAATAGAAAACAAGCAGAAAACTTCTACAAAGAATCCATGCAAGCCTCAAAAGAAAGAGTTGCTACAATGGGAGAGGTCTACAAGAAAGTGGACCCAGATATTGATCACCTAAGAAATACAGGTCAGATTAAAAAGATAAATGACAAGCAGAGAGCAGAGAAGGTAGAGAATCTTAAGAAAGCTAACATTGAATTACAGAAGCCGCTGAAAAAAAAGAAGTGAGTCGGACTATAATACGCCCCCATGAGCTACCAACTGTCTGATAACGTCCAAAGAGGTTGCCTATACCTCCTCAAGCATGATCTTGAGTTCTTCTCGCAGATAGTACCACTAATTAAGGAGGAATACTTTGAGTTCCCTGCCTATGGCAGGATCTACGAAGGTATTGTAGATTACTATGATAAGTATGGTAATCTACCTTCTGATGCTGCTCTGGTCGATTTCATCAAGTTCACCACTCCATCGGGGATCAAGGATGACAACGACTACGAGAATGATATCTTGGCGATTAATCAGATCGACAAGGATATCTTCAACCACAAAGAGTTCATCATGGACATTGTGGAGGACTTCGCTAAGAAAGGAGCGATGACCGAAGCAATTAAGAAGTCCGTGACCCTGCTCAAGGAAGAGAAGTTTGGTGAGATCGAGCAGCTAATCAAGGACGCTCTCCTTGTATCCAGGCAGGTAGAGGTAGGTCAGGACTACTTTGAGGATGTTAAGGATCGTGTACATCGTATGTTCCAGCAGAAGGCTGAGAACAAAATGCGTACTGTATTCAATACCCATGATAGAAACCTAGAGGGCGGGCTTTCGGCCAAGGAGCTAGCCATGGTTGTAGCTCCTCCAGGTGTAGGAAAGTCCCTGTATCTAGTAAACCAGGGTGCCAAGTCTCTCCTAGAGGGTCGTAATGTTCTATACATTTCACTTGAGATGAGTGAGGACAAGATTGGCAACAGATTCGACTCTGTGCTTACCCTACTAAAGAACTCCAAGCTGAAGGAGCCTGGAACTCAGCTAAAGCTCCACGAAAGACTAAACCTCATCAAGGAGAAGACGCAGGGTAGGCTAATCATCAAGGAGTTTCCAACGGGTGCTGCCAACGTAAACAATATCCGTGCTCTACTAAT